AGGGTCGCCTATATATTCCCCAATGTTTAAATAACCAATTGAATTAATAATATCATCATTAATTTGATTAGTTGGAGATAATACTACCTCTACTTGGTTTACTGTATCAGTATAAGCATCATCTATTTCAGTATCTTGTTGTATAGATCTGATGTTAGATAGCTGTTGACTTCCAGATGGTAAGTTTAAAGCTACTTGTCTAATTTTATCTGTGATACGGTTTTTAATACCAACTGCTGGTTGGTCCATAAACACATATTCTCTATTTACACTAAATACTGATTCTCCTTCTAGGTGGAAAGCACTATTACTATTAGTAAAAGAAGATTGAGAAACCCAAGAACCACTTACCTTAGGGTGCATTGATAATGAACCCGTATATAATTCCCCTCCTAAAGTAGCTCTAAATGCTAATTCATCAGGGGCACTATTTATACTATTTCCTTCAAATGATTGAGGATTCATAGTATGGTCAAAGAATGATCCTGAGTTTAAGGCTGTGTTATAGTATCTTATTTCTTGATATGAACCAGTAAAAGGAACATAATCATCAATATTATTTCTTTGGTCTGAGGGGAAATAAGATGTGGTACTTATATTCCACTTATTTAAATCATTGGGTGTAAAACTAGAACTAGCTTCCCATCCTAAAGAAGATCCATTACTTCCCGAATATAGACTATTTGCTGCCCTTAAAGTAAAATTTTCTTCGTTATCTCTAGTAATAGAAACGTTCCACCAATCTCCATTAAAGAACGGTAAAGAAATTACAGTTGAAGAAGCAAAGTTATCAGTAGTAAATCTTAAACTTCCAGATTGATAATTAGGATTAGGAATTGAACCACTAAATGACCCTGAAGATAATGATGAGGTATCATATTCTAGTACAGCTTTTACAAAAGCCCCATCATTTAAGCTCCATAAAGATTGAGAAGTGGGGGTACCTAGTGAAGCTGGAAGAGATTTGAATCTAAATTCTACTGTTTCAGGACGATCTTCTAATGAGCCCCATCCTGGGTCTAGACTCCAAGTAGTAGCTATATAAGCATCTCCTGTGGATTCAAATTTGTAATTAAATTGTTCGAACCAATAATCCCAATCGTTTACATTAGTTTTATCTTTACCCCCAAATTCATCAATTCTGAGTAAAGTATTGGGGATACCATAAATTGTAGCTAAAGTTCTAATACCATCTACTGTACCTTTTTTCTTGTATAAGTAGGGTAAATTATTATAAATGCGTTTGTATATACGCTTTTTTATATCATCTTGAGGTAATATTTCATTTGATCCTGTTATAGAAGCATTAACATACTCAAACCCACTTGGTGTAGGTAAAGAACCTGTCATATTAGGGAATGGAAAATAACTACCTGATGGAGTTAAACCTAATGTAGCTGTAAATATATCAAATGAGCTAAATTGATTTTCATATAAATTAAATCCTAAATCACGTAATTGTTGCGCGATTAAATCGCGTGAAATTCCTGAATCAATGCGATTATCATTATCCCATTTATTAGTGATATCTTTAATGTAAACCCATATATTTTCGTCATAAAAATGACCTACCATATTAGAAAAGTCTATATATGGTTGGTTTGCTGAGTCTTCTCTTAGATAAGCTGGAATAGAATAATAAATCCAGTTTTTATTATTTACATCATATAAAGAAGCTGTTGTTATACTAGATGTAATCCATGTTTGGGCTAGAGTACTAGTAGAACTTGCTTGGTTATAAGGTTGATCTGTATTTGTTTTAGGATAAGCATTTGAACCTGATGTGAAGTATAAAAAATATTCGTAATTATCAAATTCATCAATAGTTTCATTAATTTTATTTTGATAAAAAGCCGTAGAACCTGAAATAGAAGGGTTAGAGGTATTAGAACCTGAAGATGCTAAGGAAGTCCAATCTTCTATTTGTTGAATTTTATAGAAAAAATTACTTATACGTTTTTCAACAGATGAAAAGTTAATAAAATTACTATATTCATTGTAATCTACATTAATCTTTACACTAGGATCAGTGTAAAAACTATTTATTTGTTGTAATGATGATGTAACAGATGTTGAGGTTAAACTATCAAAATCTACGGGTTCTGTGGAATTATTAACTTGACCTTTTATAGGTAAATTAACATTAGGACCCTTTAATTTAATTGTATTATCAACAATTATTTCTTCAAATGGTAATTCAATTAAATAAGCTATTGGATCCGCTACCTGTTCTACAACCCATAATGTTGATTTTATTTGATATTGGGGAGATAGTGGTTCGTACAATTTAATTAAAATAGTACCTTCATCTAATAAAATATTATTAGCTATTACTAATTGATTATTACCAAAATTTAAATAAAAATCTGGAAAGAATTCATCTTCATTTCTTTCTTGAATAAATTCTGTAGTAGAAGTTACAATTTCTTCTGGGGATATATCATTAGAAATTAATCTAATTTCAGTTCTATCTGATGAAATTTCTGAAATGAAATATCTTTGGAAGAAGTTAGATGATAATCTTACAGATAAAAAATTATAAAAAGTATTATAGGTCCCATCTTCAAACCCATTAACCCTTAAATCCTCTTCAGGATTAATAGCTAATATATTATCTTCTAAAGTATAATTATTATAATTAGAAGGTGAATCAAATGAAGGAAATACTTGACCTCCATTATTAGGGTTATATATAAAGTACTCTACATAATCTGTTGAGGGATTAAATAAAGTATCTACTTCTATTGAAGAAATAAGAGTTTCATCTGCAACTGAGTATTCCTCTAGTTCAAATGAAGTAGGATTTACTTGTGTAATTTTAGCTTCAGCCATAATTAATTATTTCTTCTTTCTTCTCTACGTTTTTGTCTTTCTTCCTTACGTTTAGATCTACGTTCTTGGCGTTTTTCTCTACGTGTTTGTTCTTCACCTTGGTCAACGCTTACATTTACATCTACATTGAATTCTGTTGGGACTTCTAGATCTGGAAGGGTTGGGAGTTCTGGTAGATCTAAACCTGCTGTATCTAGAACATCTGCTATAGTATTTAAAGCACTGCCCCTTTCATCTAATAATTGTCTTCTTAATTCAGTAATTTCTTGTTGTAAAGCTTCTATTTCGGTTGTTAAAGGGTTATAACCAATATATTCAGTACTCGTTGTAATTAAGGTTTCATGTGAATTATTACCTCTTTGTGGGATATCAAAAAATAATTTATCATATAACAAGAAAAATTCATCAACAGATACATCTTGTACTGCTATAGGCTCAGTATCTTGGGGTGTTAACTGAGAGAATTCAGTATCAATAACCTTAGGATATTGTGTTTTGCTAAAAGAATTTTTTGTTAAATTTACTTGTTTTCTCATTACCCATTAACTACTTTAAAATAGTAATTATCATCATAAACGGTTGTACTTCCTTCAGAATTAACCTGGATGAGTATTTTATAATATCTTTCAGGTTGTAAACCATTCATATATACATCAAAATAACTAGAGGTAGCATCAGCACTTAATCTAGTATAATTACTATCAAAATCTACTACATATTCATTAGTATCTAAATCTTTAATAGCGTACCAAGCTGAACCAGATGGTAAATAATGTTGTTTAGTATACAAAGAAGAAGTTGACCAAGCACGTGTAGGGTATTTAGGTCTACAATTTAATCTAAATCTATTTATACTTTCAGAATAAAATATACCTGGATTTTCAGCTAATGCTATAAAAGCATTAGGTTGGAATAATTCTGTAATTGTTGAAGAACCTGTATTCCAAGTTGAATCATCCCATTTAATTTCTAGTTCAGGAGGATAAATTGTATTAGTATCAACACTATAATATTGTATTACGGGTTGAACTTGTTTACTAGTATTAAACTCTACATCATCTTCCCACTTTACAATAATACCATTATTAGGTAAAGAACCACTATACCAATCCTCAACCATAGAGGTAATATTGATATTCATATCAAATTGAGTTCTAGGGCCAAAGGATTGGGTAACAGGATAATCTATTGAGCCATCTGAGGAACTTAAAAACCAGTTCCCCCCTCCTTGAGGTGAATAAGAAGGATTAAATGAACTAGTATACCCAGGTCCTCCTGAGTTCCATGAAGTACCATTTCCTAAAACTGGGGAGTTCCAGGCAGCACCATCTGTAGTAAGTGGTTGGTCTAAATATGTACCTGTACCATTGAACCATTCATCATAAGTAGGAAAAACTTCTACACTAGTATCTTTATAAACACCTTGAGCGGTAGCTATAAAAGATCTTATATCAGCTTGCCAATTACCTGTTACTTTATCATCTAATACACTTCTAATTTCACTAGTATCAAAAGCAATTAAAGATCTAGCTACTGTTGGTAATGTATTAATTGCAAAATTTAAATTAGATATTTGGTTAATAGGATCAATCCCTGTATTCATTGTAGGAAACATTGAATATAGAGATGTATCTTTATATGGAAAAAGTTTATATACTGCCATAATATTTATCTTATTGGGTCGCTAGCCCTTCTTATTAATTCATCACTCTGCAAACTATCTATATAAGTGTTCTTAGGTGTATATGGTTGAGTTGTTGTAAAACTTTTATATTCACTACCTATTTGAGTATTATAAGCAACATTAATAGGACCACCTAGTGGTGTTGGGTCTTCTAAATCTAAATTTGATGTAGCAAAATTATTTTTATTAAAAAAAACATCATCAGGAGCTTGAATAGGTTGGTTTGGATTTCTAATTATTTGAGAAACTCCTTGTGCTACATCTTTATCGTATCTATTTTTTAGTCCCATAATTATAAGTTTACAATTTTACCTTTAATATCACTATTAGGGAATTTAACTTCAAATACCATAGGATCTATTGAAGGGTATAATACTTGATTTATAGTAGCACCTTCTACATCATATGCATATTGAGAATAATCCCCATCTGATGTTGTTTTATTGGTAAATAATACTTTTTTTACTGTTTGAACTCCTTCTATTTTATCTAAAAGATTAAAAACATCTCTATAAATAATAGGTTCATTTACTTGCCAGTTTCTAATACTAAAATAATTTTGAAGGGCTATAATACATTTTCTTAAAACCTCATTATTATTAAAATTAGGTAAAGTTATAATTTCAAAATCTACCCCAATATTAACTATAAATGCATCTTTAATAGCTACAGAATCCCCAATTGTTCTAAATTGGGATAAATATGTTGCTAAATTTTGTTTTAATGTTGAGCTTGCTGTAGTTAGATTTCCATTACTATCAAAAGCTAAAACATATAAATCTACATTAGTACCTGTATTAGCAGATGCTTTAGATTTTTCGGTATAAACTTTTGCTATTTTTCCATATTTAGGAGTCATAGATAAAGCTCTTACTGTATAATCATCTGGGGTAACTGTTCTATATTGAGTATTAAAATTAGAAATAATATTTTGTCTTAACTCTTCAATACTATCTCCTCCTCTACCCCCTGAGGCTGCATTAGGATTATTAACTATTACTGAGTTGAATGTTTCTTGGTATAGACCTCCAGGATCTGTTGAGCTAAAATTAACGAATGTTTTATCTATTTGTCTAATATTAGTTAAGGTATTAGCATTTACATTAGCTGCTACACCTCCTCCTGTTAAGTATCTTATAGTTAAATCTCCTGTAGGTGCTATACCATAAGTAGGAGTAAATATAAAGTTTGTTGGAGAATAAGCTGTTGTAAGTTTATTTTTTTCAAATGGTAAACCTAAACCCACATTATCTGAGTTGGGGGTAATTTCTTCTTCTACATCTTGGGTAGTACCTGCTCCAAATTGAATTTCTAATGAGCCACTATTAATAAAACGAGTTGCAAATCTACGTTGTGTTTGTTTTAGTTGAAGTAAATAAGGTGCTTCACCTTCATTTAAATAGTTATTAGGATCATTAGGATTTGTATTCTTTATAGAATCATATACCATTTCTTCAGCTAAATAAGGTACTTCATACCAAGTATTACCATTGCTATCTACTATATCTAAAATACCAACAATATTACTATCACTAATAGTAGTAGTAAAAAATTCTTGAGGAGTAGAACCAGCTGAAATTGTTATTGTATTAATAGTAGATGATATTGCATTTCTAGTTTTCTTTAAGAGGTAAGTTTCAGGATTATTAGAGGCATCTACAGTATAAACTGTTACTTCAGTAGAATCCTGAGAGCTGGATACTGTAAAATCAACTGGGTCTTCTGTTAAGAAATTAACATTAGCATTAGATAATGAATTTACTTGGATATTTTCCCCAATTAATAAAGCATAATTATAATCTGGTTGGTAAATTGAGGGTCCTGATTGTAAAGAAGGAACAGTTTGGTATATATCTAGATCTACACTAGCAACCCCAGTAACTTGAGGTTTATATCCCATTACATAAGCTAAATCAAATAAATTTTCAAATTTACGAGCAAATTGAGTATAAGTTTCTTGGATTTGGTTATCTTGATAAAAAGAAAGAACATCACCAATATAAGATGACATTTCCATAAACATCATACCGGGTGAAGCTTCACTAAAATCTGTATAAGTTGTTGGGAAGTAGGTTTTAGAATAATTAACTAATGTAGACCTTAAGTCTGAAAAGTCTTTATTCACATATTTTATGTCTCTTGCTTGTGCCATTATCCAAAGTTAATTTCAATTTCATCAGATACCCCTTGTTGTGGTATTGAATATTTAATTATTACTCTAACTGTATTAGAATCTTCTAGTCTTAATATATCTATTCTATTTAATCTTACGGATAGAAATTGGGATTCTAATTTTGAACTAATATGGTCCTCAATTCCATCTAAAGTATTATTTGTAATTTGTTCAAATAAAAATTTTCTTAATCCACCCCCAAAAAATGGATTTTCTATTCTTTCTCCAGGTTCAGTTAAGAAATAATTAATTATATTATTTTTTAAAGCATCTTGACTAGTATAATTACTTACAAAACATTGAGGGTTTGAAAAAGGTAGATTAACCCCTACCCCAACATTTGGTTGGAAGTCAGTAGCTGGTATTATACGAGGGTTAAAAGCCATTTAAATTATTTACCT